AATAGAGCCTCCATATAAGACTTGACCTAAGAGATAATCGGGAAGGTTGCTGGCTTTGATTTTGCCGTTTTCTAACGCAGCAAAGTCAGTAATAAGTTTAGTACCTCCCCCATCAGTTAAGAGTTTAGTATCAGTGCCACTACCTACTTTATAACCATTAGCTTTAACATTACCATCTACTTGAAGTTTTTCAGATAGAGTAGTTGTGCCAATACCTACATTAGTTCCATCATCATAAATATTACTCTTAACTAACTGTTTATTAGCATTATCAATCTTAGGTAAATAATTATGAGTAGTTGCTTGAGTAGTCGGGAATAAATCTTTAAGTTTAAGCCATAAGAAATTAATATGTGCAAATAAATTTTGCCATAATGTAGTTGATGTTTTAGTCTTAGTGCCTGTTTCATTTGGTTCAGTTATTGTGTCGTAGTTTATAGATTCGTTAGATTGAATACCATTTCTAAATAAAACGTCTCCGTTTATATTATACCCTAAGTATTGGTCAAAAATAGAGAAATAAGAAGGAACCTTTGATAAAAACCCTAAGTTATAAAGGAGCCAAGTACCCGAATATGTAGAAGGATATATAGTTAATCTTAATGCATGTATATAAGCATTATTAGTCCCATGATAAAAGACTTTAGATTCAGGTATTTTAACAATAGAAAATCTGCTGGAGGTAGAGACAAGACTACTATTGAATAATTCGACCCAAGTTTGTTCTACACTAAGAAACTGTTCAACTTGAATAAACGTGTTCATTAAATTAGTTCCTCTAAAGTACACATTAGAAATTTGACCGTAATTGAATGGTGTTAGAGGTGTAAATGTTAAACGTACTTTTTTGTGTGTCGAATTGTTATTAATAATTGAACTATTATGACCTGATATAAATAATTGTTTTAGACTGTCGTCCCTAATCCAAGTTTCAGTAACTTCATCAAATTTTTCAACAAAACAATTATTTTTAGAAGCTTCAGAAAACTTAGAGAACAAATCAGAATTAATCGCACCTAAATATGTTGAATAATGTTCCGATAAATCACCATCGTACACAGTTACAAAATCACCTGCTTTTAAAGGTCTATAATAATCAGTTGAACCATACCCACCTAAGGTATCACTATCACACTTCCAATCACTTCCATCCCAAATATAACTTCTACCTTCGTAGGTAACTTGCCTACCCACAAAATTATTAGTAGGCAATGAGCTTACTACTTCAAAGCCTACATTCTTAATTTGATTGCCTTTTAAGTCTAAATTGCCTTCTACTGGGATATTATCTGCCATATCTTATCCTATTATAGTTATTATTGCGTTATCTCCTGCTATGAAGTTCGTTTGAGATGTCCATGAGATAGATTTTGTCGTAGGATCAATTTTTGTATATATTATCATATTAGCACCTGCAAGAGTTGCAGTTACTACTTTTGGGTTAGTTACTCCATGAGTAGCTAATGTAATAGTTCCACTCGCACCAGTTATTGGAGATGATACATAAATCTTTTGTAACCCTATATTTGTTTTCCAAGTTAATAACGCTTTTATATTTTTAGCGTAAGTTTGAAGAATAGATAGTAATGATAACTCTCCTGTACCTACTTGAGTTTCACTAGCAGTAGTTGTACCAACTGTTTGTTTATTATTAGCTTTATTAGTAAATAAATAAGCAATGTTATTAGCTAACTTTTGTAAAATATTAATAATAGTCTTTGACCCAGCTGTAATCTGTGTTCCATCGGTATTATCAGGAGCAGTCATTGTTTGACTATTATCAGCTTTATTATCAAACAAATACTTAACGTTATTCATTAAGGTTTGTAATATACTAACAATAGTAACTGAACCAGCTCCTTGTTGTGTATTAGATGCTGTTGGTGCTGTTACAGTTTGTTTATTATCAGCTTTATTAGAAAATAAATGAGCAACGTTATCTATTAATTTTTTTAAAACAGTAGAAAGATTAGCTGTTCCTGCAGCATTTTGAGTAGCAGATGCTGAAGGAGCTGCTATTGTTCGTGATTCATCAGCTTTATTTGTAAATAAATATTTGATATTCTTAGCGAATGTCTTTAATATAGTCAATAAACTTGTTGCAGTTGTAACTACTTCTGTTGAACTTGCAGTAATTGTTCCAAGAGTAATATCACTTAATTTAGTTAAAGCAATAGTGCCATCTTTCAATACTGCTGAAATAGCATTGTCAGTTATAGATACAGTTATTTCTGACCCATCAACTCCCGTATAAATATCTATTAAGTCGGTCAAAGGAATATCAGTAGTGTTGCCATTAACTAAAGTGAAAGTCAAAGTCTTAGTAGTAGAATTATAATCAATGCCTTGTATTACACTCTCTAAAACTAAATCTATATTTCCAAGTTCAACACCTGCTAAGTTTTTAAATGTTATTTTTTGAGTTGTAGAATCAAAATCTATTGACGATACAAATTGATTTTTAATCCTATATTCTAATTTACCTAAAGCTACATTTAAAGTATCAGTAGGAGCTAAATAAGAGCCTACTGTGCCTATAATATAATTTGTTAAGGCAGTAACATCAGATGTAGCGTGAGTATGTACAGAATTAGCCTTTCCATCTAAAGCAGTTTGTAATCCCGTGATAGCACTAATTGGGACAGTGCCTAAATCTATCTCAATTTGATTACTTGCATTCTTTGCAATAGTAATCTTATCACTACCTGCTTTTATACTTCTAAATTGATAGGCAGTCTTATCAGGTTTAAGTCCATTTAAGGTGCTTACTAATCCTACTGCATCAGCATCTAAAGCTTCCGACTTAAATCCACTCATTGACACCCAGTCCTCGCCATTATAGAATTTATAATCATTACTTGCTGATACATACTTAATCACTGCAATTAATGCAGCTCCTGAGTCAATACCAGCTCTAAGGTTTATTATTTGAGAACCACTTTTTAGTGATACGTGTTCTGCTATTTCAAAATTTGGCATAACTTTATTTTTATTTAATTAATAATCTATTATAACTACACCTGTCAAGTCTCCTTGCCAAGTGATTTCACATTCTTGGTCTGAAATATGATTTACTCCTACTTGTGTAATAACTCCATCCTCTTGTCTTATTCCTATATTAGGGTAATACCCCAACCTATGAGAAATGAATTTACTTCTTTCTCCTACTACAATTGGAATGGGAGGGAGATTAATAGTTGAAGGATTAGCCAAATCCACTTTAATCTCAGGTATAGCTTTGTCTTCAAATAAAGTTTCTGCTTCTTCATTAGTAACAGTCTTAATCTGCCCTGCTCTTGCCTTTACTTTCCTTATGCCTGCCATGATAATCCTATGTTAAATATATTGCTTTTAATCTCATTATATCCTCCGCAGTTGGGATAGGAGCTCCTGTAATCACAATAGTATCTCCTTCAAACGCAAAGCCTATATTAACAGGATAAAGCATCCCTCCTATATACAGCTCTGCTGTCTCTTCTATTAAAGTACCTCTATATTTGAATTGTGCGTTTGTACCGTTTTGGATTCCTTCCAAAGTTTTGTATGTTGGATAAACAAAACTTAAATCTTGTTTAATCTCGTTAATAAGCTCTGGTAAAGATACCTTGCCTTGACCAGGTTCGGTAACGCCTTCTTGCCCTTCGTTTCTCGCGTATAAAACGACATTAGTATACTCGTTTGCTATTATAGGTAATTCTTTGGTGTCCTTTGATACGGCATTATCCATAGCGGTGGTTAATTGTGTAGAACTAATGTATTCCCCAGCAGGCTGTATATCCAACTCCGCAAGAGTATTATCGGCTTCCTTAAGCTCAACTCCATTAATTTTGGGCTTTTTCCCTAAGTCACCAAAGTTAATAGTCCAATTCTGTTTTACAAAAGCTTTTATTTTAGCAAATGTTATCTTCTTTGGCTGGTTCGGACTTGTTGTATCCCCAACCATTACTAGTAAATCATCTTTAGCCTCTACATCAGGCATATCATCGTAAAACTTCATAGCTTTAATTTCCTAATATTATAAATTTTTTCTTACTCTTGACTCTCGTGGCTTGGCTTCCTATATAATTAAGATAAGCTACGCACTCATCCAATAACTTAATCCCCCTCTTCTCTGCTTCATTTGCCACTCTTACAACTGCTCTGTCATCCACACTATCGGAGAACTCTAACGTGCCTTTAGCCCTTGCCCCTGATGATGTTAAAAACACATTGGAATTGCGGACATAACGGGAATAAGCTAAATAAGATATAGCTTTCTTTAAGCCTGATAGATAAGCAGTATCTTCGTTGTAGTACCCTCCTTCTAATAGGAGTGAGTTATCATCACTCTCTACTTTATCGATTAAATCTTTGTATAATTTAGCCCCGATTGAAGGGATTACCCATTCTTTCTCTGCCTCTTCGATATAAGGGTCTATACGCTTAACATCGTCGACGTTACTACTTATATCCCTTATCTCTCTTATGTAATTGCTATCTATTATCATTACGCCTCATCCCATTTTAGCGGCTGCACAGCGAAATTAGTTACTTCGCCAGCTGCCCAATTAGTGAATATCTCGCTCATTGCCCCCTCTACATCTACCCTGTAAGGGTTAGTGATAGAGTTATAATACTTATAGCTTGACTGCATGAGCTCAGCCCCAAAGCCAGCCCCTATGTCCTCAGCTCTAAGGATAGGGGGTTGTTTGAAGGCTCTGCCTATCTTATCTTTAACAGCTTTTTCTGCTTTGTCATAGTCTTTATCGTAGTTCGTAGACTCAAACTTCAAAAACTCAGGCATGTCATCCTTACTCTCTACCTCCATATAAGCTATTTTACACGCCTCTTCGTCGCCCTGGAAGCCTATAAGTTGTTCTTGAATTGCTGAGGTATCGTCCTCTTCTCGCCCCTCTGAGTCATCTGTATTAGTGTTATCGGGGCTTTTGCCTTTAACGCCAACAACGACCCCACCACTCATGAACCTATTGCGAATATTCCTGTAAGTTATATTACTTAACCCTTCATCAGAGCTCATGTCGGTAAGGGCTGGGGCAAACAGAGGGATAGGGTAAGTTTTATCACCATCTCCTGAGAAGTAGAATATCTGACCTTTGTATTTATCCCAACCCCCAGCATTTTCTGCCTGTTGTCCTATAATGTCGACGTCAGGATTATATAAATCTATGAAATCAATGTCTTCTTTTTTGAATTTCTTCAGCTTGCCAAACTCTCTCGCCCAGTCGCTGTGTAATGCTACTTGCGAGAAATTGCCGTCGTTATCCATAAGAGCAAATCTTATATGCTCGAACGGTACGTGGTTAAACCCTACCTTTTGTCCTAAAGCGTTATAGTTGATATGTACGGCGAAACCATTATATAAGGCGTAATCTTTGACAATAGCCCTATGTAAAGCATCTAATGTAATCCCTTTGCTGTTAACCTCCTTAGCATAGATGCTATTATCCAACCCCATACCTGTTAGGAAGTCAGCATAAACACCAACACAAGATAAGCCTGTAACTGAGGAGCCTACGATATTCCTAACTACCTGGTAAAAGTCGTTGTTCTCTCCGATAGTTTGAATGCCTAAGCTCTTGTTATTGGCTATCTCTATTACACTTTGGTATTTTAAGGTCGAATATTTCATGGCTAATTTTAATTAGTCGGGTGGCAAGGTCTCGCTCCTTATGGGCTCTAAAGCCTACCCCCGATAGAAGGAAAGAGGTTTTACCCTCTTTCCCTTTCTTTGTGTTTTTCAACGAGTTCTTCCCAGTTATCGGGTTTCTTTTGGAACCTCTCGATTAATCTCGGATCTTGCGACAAATGAAATAGAACCAATTCATTAGTAAGGTTATGATTGCTCATTGCCTTTCCTGCGTCAAATCCTACATTGTCCTCAATCAAAGCCCCAGCGTAGAGCTCAAATTCGCTCCTAACGACTTCTCCTTTAAACTTCATAATCTCAACATAAGCGTCAACTACGCAGTCCTTACATCCTGACTTAAGTTCTTTCTTGAGAATCTCCTTATACAAGTACTCTAACTCGGCTTTATCCTCAGGGTTCTTCGTGAAGTGCCCTTTAGTTGCAGAAGGGTTAGCAAAATTCTTATCAGCGAATTTCTCTTGGAAAGCTATAAGCCTTTGCTCAGTAGTTACTACCTGGTCAACGGAAGGATTTTCCCCTTCCTTGCTTTCCTCAGGAACTATTGGCAGAATATTACTATCCTTGTCTGTTCCTGCTATTATAGGGTTTATCCCGTTTAATTCTTTTTTTCCCATTTCTTACTTAATTTTTAGGGCGTAACTGCTTGCAACAACCCTTCTATCATGGTGTCAGTAGTAGCTGCACTAGTTTTAAAAATAGTTCTTGGTAATGAGCTCTCTTTTTCATTAGCTGGAGAAGCCAACTTAATATTATAAACTACTCCATCTGCGAATGCGGTAGTATTGTTGCTTTCCGTAAGCTCCATACCAGCGTCATATCCGTACATTTCATACTTCACCGAGCCGTCAGCTCCTTGCTCCTTGTTTTCAACAATTGCAACCACTTTAGCCTTAGACAAAACTTCCAAGGCGTTTTTAGCCTCTTGAGTTTTAGCCAGGATTTTAGCGTTGATAATATGCTCCCAAATAGGCAAGTACGCTTCTTTAACGAGGTTGTGTTCAGCTACAAGAGTAGTGTCTTTGAACTCGAAGGCTTGAGCGTATTTGCCCTCCTTCAATTGCAGAGCTTCCACCACTCCGTCAAGCTCGGTAGTGGCGGTTCTGTCAATATCTGCATAGTTCATAAGTAATATCCTCCCGTTTAGTCCTGATACAGCTCTCTTACAAGCATCAGCAATAAGTCCTTTTGTTAATTCTGCACAATTCATTATTATTTCTCCTTTCTTTGATTAAATAGCTATTTGTATTAACTCAGGATTAGCCAATTTAGCATCCATCATTCCAGCTGCTAATGAGTACACGTTTCTGTCTTTTTTGTCATACCAAACATCAATTTCAGCGAAATTACCCATCTCATCAACTCCTACAGCTAAAACTGAAGGGTTGGTGTAAATAGCTCTGTGAGGGTTAACCCACTTAGTGCCATTATTGTAATAAGCCTTTATGATTTGGTCGAACTTAGGCACTGGAATTAAAGGAATGCCATCGTAAGATAGGGTCTTCATACCATTTACTAAGTTAACATACATGCTTTCTAAGCCTGTTCCTTGAAGAGAAGCCTTATAAGCGTTATAGAATGTTTGTGTGCAGATAATTATGTTGCCTCCCATTTGAGCTAATAATGGATTAGCCTGAGTGGTCAATTTCTCAAGATAGTCTTGAACTTTGGTTTTATCCATCGCCTGAGCGACATAGCTCGCTCCGGCATTCTCCGTAATAGCTACTCTCTGCTCAGCGTTAGCTGTGTAAGCAGTAGTTATCTGCTTGAAGAAGCCATCAAGAACGTTGAAGAAGCCTTTATCCGTTCCGTCTTTTAGCTGTCCACCGTTAGTAACAGTATCTGCGTCGACGTCTCCGAAGAAAGCAAAACGAAGCATCATGTCCTTAATACCCTCAATCAAGAAGTCAACAATGATAGACATGTAATCGCTTGACGTGAAGTCCGCTCTTTGAATACCTGTTTTTAACGAGTATATTGCGATAGTGCTCTCAAGGTCTTTGTAGCACTGCTTCAAAAATACTTCCCATGGAGCCGGCTCCCAGGTAATCTTTCGTGTGCCCAAATTCCATGTCTGAGTCTCTGGGTCGCAACCTTGACCGGCTTTACCCACTAACCCTCCTGGGCCAACAAACCCGACGTCTTTTTTAAACTTGATTCCTTCATGGATAGTGCAGAATAGGGCTAATTCAGGGGATTCTATAATCCCTTCATAAACTAACTCTTTTACTGATTTCAATTCCTCCTTAGTGAAGGCAAATTTTGCTAAATCTATTAATGATGCCATTGCTTAGTTCTCCTTTCTTGCTATAACACCTTTGTTTCTGAAAGCTTCTCTGCGTTGACGCACTTCATCCTTCATCTCCTCAGATGTTTGGTTATTACTATTATTTTTTTTGCTCGGCACCACTACTCTATTAGAGCGGTTTTTCGGTACGTAAGAGCTCTCAATTTGGCTCTTAAGCTCTGTGATGAGGTTTACTGATTGAGTCAAGTTTTCTTTTAACTCAGCGTTTTCCGCCTCTAACTCGGCGTTTCTTGCCTCTAATTCAGCATTGTTTTCAGCCCCCTCAGGTTCTGTAATGCTTTCGATTTTACCGTCTTTCACTACAACGACAGTATCTACTGGATACTCGCTCGTAGCTTCAGTCAAAGTAAAAGTACCGTCAGGAGAGGCGTTGTCGCCTACCGCTAACGTGTCATCTTCTTTTTCAGTTGAGAAAAGAATTGTATCATTCTCTCCTTTGAAATCAAAATTAACCTTAACGCCGTTAAGGATTTTTTCAACTCCACCAAGGAAAGAGTTAATCTTATCTTTCAACTCTTTTTTTAAATTTCCCATGTTTTGATTGGTTTTTGTTATTAATCTATTTGTGTTGTATGAATTAATCTTGTTGATAAATCCCCATTCTAATAGCTCAGAGGTTGTGCGTTCTTTCTCCTCCTTCATGATAGCTTCTAATTTCTCTCTATCATAACCTGTACGGTCAGCGTATATGTCGAGGATAGCTTTTTGGTCTTTCTCTACATCGTCAGCTATAGCCCTTAAATCGTCAGCAGTTGCATAGTCGCATAGCCCTACTCTTACCTGGTGAATGATTGAGCGAGAATTAGGATTAGCAGTTCTGTTTTCTTTTGGGGCGGCAAGCAACATTATAATTGCCATAGAATGGCAAGAACCTTCTATGTTAGTGTATAGCGTTTTGCCCGACGTTCTTAGATAGTCATAAATAGCTAAGCCTTCGGATACTGAACCCCCACGGCAATGAATGTTGAACTTAAAGTCTTTCTCCTCCTTATTTTCCTCGAAAATTCTTTTGACTAAGTCCAACGAAAAAGCCTCTGAGAAGCCTAACCACTCCATCCAAATGCTTTCATCCTTATTAGCAATATCGCTTTTAATGTCTATTTCTATCATACCCGCAAAAATAAGATAGAGTTAACATATAATGTTAGTAAAGATTTTTACCAATAAAAAAGCCCCTGTAAAAACAGAGGCTAAAATTCATCATTCTACCAATTCCCTCTGCTCTCCATTTTTGCGTATTTTTTATCTTCCTTGCGTATGTCCTCCACCGTAACAAATATCTTTTGAGAGCTTATAGTTTTCTCAACAATCATCTCAATATCCTTTGCCGATAACTCTCCCCCTGCTGAATGCCTCATAGCATACCCACCATCAGAACCTAACGCTATTCCACCTCCTGCCTGGTTAATAGCAGAGAGTAGGGGAGTAAACATCATCGTAGAACGCTTGTTAATAATAGCCTCTCCGCCCTCCGCTTCAATAAGCATTCCTCCTTGGGCGTGAGACTTGCCCTGCAACAACATACCCCTGCTTGCTTTTGGTATTGGGGTAGAGGCTACCGCCGCTAATTGCACAGCACCTAAAACCGCAGCTGCGGCGGTCAGGGCTACGGTACTTATTCCGAAGTCCATTTTAGGCACTTCCGCCCAAATTTTCATAATCGCCGTAGCAGTATTAATTCCAATTTCAAACACCTTTAAAGCTTTCTCCCTAATAGCCTGCTTGCGTGCTATCTCCGCTTTTTTCTTGTCCAGCTCCAAATCCGATTGCTTAATCTTAGCGTCATATTCCTGCTTAGAGATTATTCCGCTATCAAGCTGTGCCTGGTAGCTGTCTTTCTTCTGTTGGTTCTTTTCCTCATAGTCTTGGAGCTCTTGTTCTTCCAACGCCTTAGTGAAATTATTAAGCTCTGATGCTATCTCGCTAATCTTACCAGCCCACATCTCAAAATTACCTATCCTCTCCCTTTGATACTGCTTAGATATTTCCGCAAGTTCGGCCTCAAGTTCTTTCTCCTTGTCGATATTCCCTCGGTAGAGCTCTAATTCAGCTTCAATAGAGGCTTTCTTCAATTCGTAGCGTTGTTGAGCTGTTAGGTTCTCATTCAATAATTCTGTGTTAAGGGCAATATTATTAAGCTTAGCCGTTGAAGCCCTAAGCTGAGCCTCGTCTTCAAAAACGCTTAAACCCGCCTCTTTTTTAAGCCTTATCCTCTCTTGTAGTTGTTCAATCTCAATCGTAGTCTTCTGCCTCTCGTTATCGGAGTATTTTTGTAAATCCCCCTCATATTGCTCATTAACCGCTCTCTCTATGTCCTCAATCTGCTTAACTATGCTCTCCCCGTTAAGCTTTTGTATATCTTCTTCAAGCTTTAATTTAGACTTAAAAATAAAATTGTCCCTCTCAATAGCATAAGCCTCTGTCTTCTTATATTCCTCATCATATTTAGCCTCCATAATAGCTATCCAATCGTCCTGTTCTTTTTTAGCAGCTTTCCTGAGGGCTTTCTCTTCGTCAACGATATTCTTATCCAGCATCTCGATTTTAGCCTTGTAAGCCTCTTCTATGCTTCTTTTTTGAGTAGCTCTAAAAATCTCTTCATTCTGAGCTAATGCAATTAAACCCTCATTATATTGCTTCTGAGTAATCTTACCGTATTGCTTTTGAACCTCTAACTTTTTCTTTTCGGTGTCTTGCTTAAGTTTGAATGCTTTTGCTTCGTAATCCTTATCATTTACAAAGCTGCTTTCTTTACTTAATTTGTCGAGTTCAATCTCTTTTTCACTAAAAGCCTTATCAACTTCTATACTCGCTAATAAAGAGTTGTAGCGGTCATCCCTGCTCTTCTTTGCGTCCTCTTTAGCCTTCTTAGCCCTGTCTCCTCTACTCTTTACGTCTTCTATGGTCATAGCCATATTATGCTGCTTAAGGTCTTCGTACGCCTCTTCGTACGCCTGCTTAGCATTATCCCTTTGTTCTTGAGTAGCTTTCTTATTATTAAGCACTCGAGTCCAATTAGCATAAGCTAACGCCTCGGACGTCTTAACCGCTTCCGTCCTCAATTTCCTTAGCTCCTCTTTTGATGCCCCACTCGCCTCGGCTATGGCTACGTTGAAGTCGGCGTCCTCTTTTATCCTCTTTATCTCTGAATTGGTCTTCTCCATTTCCCTGTTCAGCTTCTCCTGTTCGGACTTACTATCGTCGAAGGCTTTAGTTAAAGCGTATACCCCTATAACAAGAGTTGCTATTGCTGAGGCTAGTAATACTACTGGATTAGCTAATAGTGCTTTATTCCACAGCAATTGAGCAACGGCGAGGGCTTTAGTCCCTATAGTTGCTTTTCCTCTGATTATATTAAGAGCTGCTTCAGCTCCAGCTGTAGCCTTTGCTTGGGTTAAACCTACCTTATCTAATATTATTCTGGCTTTCTGATATACTATGCTGTCTTTTTGTAGAGTATTTTGAATGGCTGTAAGAGATATGATAGCGGTTACTGCTACTTGCATTTTTTGGAGGACCCTCTCAAATTCTTCGCTATCTTCTGCCGATAATCCCATTATGGCGGAGTAAGCTCCGAAAGTTCCAATAACTCCTTGCAAAGATTGGTTTAAGGCGTCTAGGTTACTAGTATCACTCGCCGCACCTTTCGCTTCGTTCTGCACGTCGCCCATAGCATCTTTAAATGTTGCGAGTTGAGAGGCTAATGTTCTATATTCCTCAGTAGCTTCTTTGCCTTCCAGCTTCATTATAGTGAGCTCCTCTGTCATGTCCATTATAGTAGTTCTAAGCCCTTTACCGGCTAGCTCGTAGTTCCCGACTTGTCGGTGGAAATTCCCCACAGCAGTCTCTGCTTCTGTTAATTCCTCTGTAAGTTGCTTTATCTCTTGGGCTTTCTCTTGCCCATATACATCTTGTCTTGCTGCTTTGGACAAGCTATTATATTCGGCAGTAGCTAAAGATAATTTAGCCTTTAAAGCGTCAAGGCTATCACCCTGAGCTTTCTCTGCTATGATATTATTTTGTATCTCTTTTTCATACGAGCGAATAAGAGTAGATTGGTGCTTTATTTGTTGACTTACCTCAGCTAACTTAAATTCTTTCTCCTGGTAAGCCTTTAATTCCTTGTCATTGGTTGGCTTACTATTTTTCTGCTCTTCCCTTAAGGCTTTCTGTTCCCCCTTTAATTGAGCGACACGGATTTTTAATTTTGCTAAGTTCTCGAGGGCTTCTGTAGCTTTAATCTCTACGTCTACTAATACTTTTTTTTCCGCCATAATATTTGGTTTTATAATCTTATTAAATCTACTTTTGTCAGCCTGTCATAGGCGACAAAATTATTTATCTTGCTTACATAGAAGTATGCCCCGAATTGCTTTAGATATATAGGGGTAAAGAAGTCTAATTCCTCTATGTCTCTTTCGGTTAATAGCATTTCCACGCTCAAACATTTAGCCCTTACCAGCATCTTATTAACCAGCTTATCATAATAATTATCCACTAAGCTTTGGGCAGGGATGTGGTTCATTATGGAATAAGGATTATAGTCCACTTGACTAAATCTAACTAAGTGTGGTTTGCCCTTAACAAATTTCTTTTTATCTGCTATTTCCTCATCATATTCGTATAATGGTATATAAGCTAAGTCGTATGTTCCTGGCTTCACGTCAATCCCACTTTCCCATTTAATGGTAAATAAGTCTTTCTCCTTACCCAAGTTATCATTATCTACATAGAAATTACCCTTGTCTTCTAAGTCGTCTTTTTTCTCAAATCTGATAAAATTGTTTTGCCCGTAACCGTCAATTATAAAACTCATTTCTTGGTTTTCTCTACTTAACTTGTCTGACCAATCTTTAGCTATTGTTTTGTTCTCGTATAGCTTGTCCATGGTGTAGGCTTTGATTATCTTATTGTTATTATCTACTTGAATAGTTAAGCCATAAGATTGACAAAACTCCTTAAACAAATCCAAATAGGTCGTAAAGCCTGTGTTATTCCCGAAGTATAATTTACCTCCTATTGGTACCTCATCAGCTTCAATCTCGGTAATGGTAAAAGAGCCCGACATATCCACTCTGCAGCTAGCACCTAAGGTAGTGTTTTTTACGAGTCTGGTGATTAAGAATATTTCCTCACCCACTTCAACGTCTATCTCCACATTTTCATCTATATTATAAACCGTCTCTGTTGGTGGTTTTAGTATATTAAAAGCTTCCGAGCCACCTTTATATATTACACATTGAAGAGAGAATAATCCACCAGGGTCGTAATACTTACTCCCGGACACATACACTCTAACTTTTATTTTGCCGTTAATGTTTGAAGTGAATTTAAGCCTATACGGAATTGCTCCTACTTCTGTATTCCCTACTTGCGTAAGAGTGCCCAAGCCGTTATTATTGATGGCATGAGGAAAGTGTCTACTTGTGAAGTCGCTTATGAAATCTATGCCAGCCTCTCCTGTACGCCTAAATGAAGCGTTGCTTGTGAATACCTCTAAACTGTCGTTAGAAGGTAAAAGGGAGGGAGCCGAGAAAAAATCCCGTTGTATAGTGGTAAGGGGTAAGTTGGTGTCTAACGTGTATCCGCAAAGCTCTACTAGTCTTTTAGCGGTTTCGTGCAAGTTAAAGAAGTAATGGCTAAAGCTCTTATAAGCCTCAAATTGCTTGCCTAGTACTGCCCCCCCTCTTCTTACCCATTGAGGGAGTGCCCCGGAACCCACAATGGTATAGCCTAAGTCCGCATCCTCTATTAGTCTGTTTTGCATAGTATAAAACAAATCCGCATTCCCACTAATAATCTGCCCCTCTATATACTCGCCCACTTGGTCAATAACAAATAGCGAACCCTTGCCTGCGAGAGTAAAACCATTTGAAAATAGTCTGCATTCTAACAGCACATAAGGGGTAGGGGGGCTAGCCTCAAAAATATCGACCCTCTCCAACACCTCAGCATTTAAAGCCGTTTTGGGGAGTCTAATCTTTTGCGAATAATCCGCCTGCCTATCTTTCAACTCCGCAATATCATTAACCTGGTAGGTCATTGCAGGCTCTTCATTAGGCGTAAGGTCTAAATTATGCCATACGCCCCCTTTATCTTTAACCTTTAATTCGTACATAACCTCGTCTCCTTATTAAGGCAATAAATAATTTTTTTTATGCTCTCCTCACTTTTGTTAAACTTAATGGAGCATTGGGTGAAGGCATCCATTTTGCCCTCTCCTTTTCCGATTAGCTCGTGATAGTAGGTATATATCTCTAATCTCTCCTTAGCTCCATAGGTTATAATCTCCTTGTCAAGCAAGTAATCTATAACTCTGTTGTTGTAGTGGATTATATCTATGAGTGTTTTGTCCATATTAGAATTGCATCTGTCTTGCTGGCAGCAAGAAGTTAAGGGCTAACCCATGAACGAATGAGCGTGAGTCATTGCTTAACTCCACGTCATCAATCTGAACTTCTATCCATTTGCCTAGCTCCTCGTTGTAGTATTCTACTCTTGGGGAGTAGATTATATCTTTAAGTGCCTCATATTCGTTGCTGTTGAGGTTGCCCGCTCCTGCTGTAATAGTCTGTTTGCCTTTAAGGCTTAATGTTTTAGTAAAACTGCTAACCTCTGACGTATCAGTATAAGGGATGAACTCTTTTCTCTCTGCTATTGAATTGCTCTCGTATTGTCGGTACGAAAACATCCAGTAATCTCTGCCCCCTAATGTATTAACCCAACGAACATAAAAAGGCTGTTGAGGTATGCAAGCAGTATCTATATATTTCCTCTTAATAGTTAGCCCGGCAGTACCTATAATAATGACAATAGGGTTACCGAGATTGTCGGTAATAACCTCATCGGCATTAGTAGTTAGGTATTCGTCAACTCCGGTGTTATTACTAATAGCAATGTAATTACTTTCCTTAATATTAGTATTGTAAACTTTACCACTAATGTTTACTGCTCTTTGGCTCTCGCCCTCAAAATTAAAATAATTAGCTTCATCAAAGCCTAACACACTTATCACTCTCTCATATCCTGGATAGAACCTCAACCTATCAAACTTAGTGAGGAAACTTCCTTGTTTAGATACAAGGCTTGAACTTTCTCCGGCTTGAACTACCGAATTAACCGCTGTAAAATACATCTCTTGCCCTTCAAGCTTCACGTTGTAGTTAACGGATAGGTAATAGTCCTCCCAGTAAGTACCCCTGCCAACCATTTCTACATCCTTGAAGGCTTTAGTTAATATAGGGCTAATGTCGAATAGGGCTATGCCATTGAAAGCCTCTTTGGTTAGCTCGATTACGTCAGAACCTAATCTAACTGTCATCTCAACCTGGTCAAGAGCTGTTTGAACTTCGAATATTACCGGATTAAATGCGGTGTGTACCTTGTCGGGTTGTCTTGCTATCATAATACTTCAAATACTTTATTTTTTACTTCTGCTTCAAGGAGAGAGCCTAACTCAATGCTCAATATGTCTTCGAACCTCAATGTTGCTGTTGTGAATATATCTTCTTCTCTCTTCTGTCTGTACATTAGAGTTCCTTGCTCTCTTATCTTCTTAGCCACGAAATACACAAATCTTGCTCTGTCTTTATCTGAATTAAAGGTAATACCTTTAACCGCTGCCCATTTAGCGATTATAGCCATAAAGTTCTTAGGTATTTTCCCAGCACGTCTCCCTCGCTCAAGAACTCCGGAATAATTATAGCCTAAGAGTTGCCCTCTGAAGGGGGAAATCATCTTAACCTTGAACCCTGCTTTAGTTCTGCCTGATGCAACCTGTCCAGCACTAATATGTCTATTAATGATGTTCAGTTTTAATTCCTCTAGTAATCTCTCTAATCCTACATCCATATAGCTACTTATATTTTCTTTCTAATACCTTACTGTATCTTTGATTGTAGTAATATTCTTCTAAATCAGTGTACAGGATGCCGAACACCTTGCTGTACTTCCACTCTAGAACCTCATCAGGATCTTTCCCGTAATTCTTGGCTAGAGCCTTAACCGTTGCGAACTCCCCAACTTTTTGCGAATATTCCTTGACCCCCGCTCTTATCTCTTCCTCTGAGGGCTCATAAGCTAACAATTCCTTCTCCTGTTCTGCCCAGTGGGCAACCCCTTCTACTATATCGTTAAAATAGTTTACCATAGCCTTAATGTGCACTATATCTCCAGCATCGTACTTGTAATTGCTGTGGATAGCCTTAATAACAGAAGCCATAAAGGCTAAATCGTATTCCTTAGCCTCTGCCAATTGCTTCCTGACAGCAATGTAAGAGCCGTAAGTTATATCACCGCTCTTAACATCAACCCTGTTCTTAAGCACTTGCCTTATCGTCATAGCCTAACAATTGTTTTCTATAAGTTCACACTCGAAATCTAGCATAACACTAACCTCGTTAGCATCGAACCTGCTAAGAGGATAGTAATACTTAAAGAGCTTGTTGCTTGAGAAATGGTGACTATCTATAAAAGCCTTTATGAAGGGCTTAACAATCTCTGCTTTGATAGCCTCTCTTATCTGCTCTCTACCTATTGCGTTGAGTTCTTGCTCAGGTATCACAGAGAAATATATATTAAGCCTTAACTTATCCTTCTCGAAGAAGCCCTGCATATCAATCTCCCCTTCCTTGAACTCCTCAATATAGGCGTATTTTGTGCCTCTAGCAAAGCCGTCAGCACGTATGTTGAACATATTGCCCTCATCGTATTCTACAACATAGTCAGCGTTCGCCTGTTCTATTATGCTTTTTATCTTCTCTAACATCTCCGTTATTATTTATATACCATTTTTTTAATCCCCTTAGATACTCTAGGCTTAGGGGCAACCGAATGGTGCATGCCCATAATCAGCATGTCCAAATAGTCGGGTGAGCGTCCTAATAGTTGCTTCATCAAATCCTTAGAGATTATATTCTTCTTACCAGTATCGTTATCAACATCAACAGCTTTTAGTACCCCTAATTCCTCCTTTATTTTCTCTTCCTGCTCCTTAGTGCATATAACCCTCATCAGTCTGTTGTTTACAACTTCAGCGAGCTTATAAGCACACTCGGCTTTAAGGTTGGCGTACTGCTTGTCGAAAGCAGAACCTCCATTATGGAACTCAACTATCCCTCTTATGTAGCTCTCCAGGTAAGCCCCTAAGCCGTCACTATCCGCTACCACCTGGCTATGACTTACTTTACGCCTAAGGGCTAACCCTTTGAGTTCTTTTTCTATAACATCAGCAGGAGAGTAGGGCATGTCTATTTCAACAGTTACTACTAAGCCTTTCCAGCCTCCTGCTATAAATCTGTCTCTACCTTTCATCGCTAAGTCGGCACTTATCCTATCCGGACCAATAGCCTGGACGTATTCATTCGTGAATAAATCACAAATAGCGTCGTAGTCAATCAAGGCATTTGGGTCATCGTCATACTCCCAGTTCCCGAATAGTAATCTCTCTTTTTGGTTGGTAGTTAAAGACCTCTCTAAGTTTAAGAGGTAAGCCTCTGAAAGGCATTTGTTATCGGTAGGCAAAGCTTGGATGAACTTCTTATAGCCCTCTATTGTGCCCTCTTTGCTTTTCTTGTAGTATTCTGAATAGAGGTAATTCTTGGAGGGGTTACAAGTTTGCAGTAGTTTAGGGGCCAGGTTATACAGCTCGTTATTCCAGCGTCCAATTGAAGCTTGGAGGTTATTCTTAGCATCTAAGGAGAACTCCCCAGCTTCTTCAATCCATCCCCGTGTCATTTGCATAGAACCAAAACGATAATAATCAGGGTCAGAAGGAAGATATTTAGCGTCTAGCAAGTAAACCCTGCTCTTGTTGTAAAGTTCAAAGTAGTTATCTTGCCCGTTATAGCTGTAATACTTGGACGTTAAGTCCCAATGTTGGAATACTTCATGTATGCTAGGTATTGTGTATTTTCTTAAGTCGTTGAGGTTCTTTCTCGCTATAAAGTAAAAAGTGTTAGGGTAGGTTAGAGCGTCTCCGAATATCAAAGAGCATCCTAGATAACTCTTGCCGGAGCCCTTGGAGCCGCCATAGAGGATGTCAGTAGTAACCTCATCACTCCAATATTGGCAGACTTCTTTCTGCTTCTCATTGCCCCTTGTGTCAAATATTAGCATCCTGGTATCCATAGCCTCACTCTACTTTCATTCCTACAATCAGCTTAACCGAGTCCTCGTCCAATTTCATCTCCTGCTTAACTGGGGCGTCGAAACCTAACATTTTGCATATTCGTTCAATCGTCCAGCTCTTGCCGTGCAATTTAAGCTCTATCCCATGTTTTGTTTCTTTTATGCTCTCTATCGCTTTAAGCTGTTTTTCTGTCAGTTTAACAAAGTCTTTAAACTTTAATTTTTTGCCATCAAATTCAACGTAATCCGCTATATTAGCCTCCAGGATGTTTTTTAGCTCATCCAATACCTGCCTCTTAGTTATCTCCGAAGTTAATGCTGTCCTCTTCATTCGCCTCTCTATCTCGGCATTAATCTTAGGGTGCTTTAGGGTCTCTATGGCTGTACGCCGCACAGTGTTAGGCTTCATCTTACTGCAGTCATACGCATAGCGATATGCTACAGTAGCGTTGGAAGTTTCAAGGTACTTCACGACAAAATTTTCCTGCTTGGCTGTTAATTCTAACTTTTTCACGGGGGCAAATATACAACATATTTACCTAAAAACCAAATTTAACCTGTTTATTTTCAGGTACTTGTAATTCTCGGATTGGCATAGAAGCCAATTAGTAATTTACATATTTTTCTTTAAGTGCTTGCAATAATTGTTCTTGCGTGTCGCCTTTATTTTGCAAAGCTTGATAAACATTTTCGTCATAAGTTCCAGGCGTAATTAGATGGTGAATTATGACATTTTTGTTTTGCCCTTGCCTGTGGAGTCGAGCATTAGCCTGTTGGTAGAGTTCCAAAGACCAGTTCAAACCAAACCAAACAATGATGTTGCCTCCTGCCTGGAGGTTCAAGCCATGCCCCGCACTTGCTGGATGGGCTAAAAGAACTTGTATTTTACCAGCGTTCCATTCTTTGACTTCGCTTTCGGTTCTAAGCTTTTTAGGCGAATATTTTTTAAGCTTTTTAGTTATTCTTTCATAATCATGCTGAAAGGAATAGAAGACTAATACCGGTTGCCCGTTAGCGGTGTCAATAATCTCTTCTAAAGCATCTAACTTCTCATTGTGGATTTCGTAATAGTCGTGGTTTTCGTCATAAATTGCTCCGTTGGAGAACTGCAATAACTTACCTATTACGGCTGCTTTGTTTACCGCAGTAATAACTTTCTCCCCCTCGAACAAAGACATTACTTGCTTTCGTTCAAATTCCTTATATTGCTCCATAATTGATTGGGGCAAAGGTGTAGAGACTATTCTGCCAATTCTCTCCGGAAGTTCTAAATAGTCCTCAGCTTTCATGCTTATGCAGATATCCTCAATCTTCTTGTATATTTCATTCTCTCCATTCTCTTTAAGCTTGTAGTCGAAAACGATTTGTCCGTTAGTTCTTCCAGGGTTGAAGTAATTCCTTCGATAAGAGGTTATATTCTTTCCTAACCTCTCACCTCTATCGAGTAGATATATTTGAGCCCAAAGGTCAATCAAGCCGTTAGGTGCTGGAGTTCCCGTAAGACCAACCACTCTTTGGATTAGTGGTCTAACCATTCTTAGCGCCTTGAACCTTTGAGCCTTTGGCGATTTAAAGCTTGAAAGCTCGTCAATGACTACCATGTCGAAAGGGAAGAAGGCACCCCCATAATGGGAAACTAGCCATACAACATTCTCACGATTGATTACGTATATGTCAGCCTGTTTGTCTAATGCTTCTTTACGTTGCTTTTCAGTACCTAATACTTTCGATACTCTAAGATGTTGTAAGTGGTCCCACTTCTCACATTCACTCGTCCATGTAGTCTCAGCCACTCTCTTAGGGGCTATTACTAAGACCTTACTAATGCTGAGGTCTCCGTATATGAGTTCGTTGATAGCTGTAAGAGTTGATACCGTTTTTCCAAGACCCATGTCTAAGAATAACCCACAGTAAGGGTCATTAACTATCTTGTTAGTCGCTGTGTTCTGATAAGCGTGTGGTTTGTATCTCATCCTCTTACCTCCTCAATAAAGCTGTCAAGTTCTGTTTTAGTATCTATCAATCTAGCGTTGAACCCCAATTCCCGCAATTTCTCGGCTTGAGCCTCCTGTATATCTTTTAACTTCTTACCTGTTGATTTCACCTCTACAAACCAAATCCTGCCCTTAGGCATTAGTACCAATCTGTCGGGCATTCCTGTGAAGTAAGGAGAGGTGAATTTAATAGCCAATCCGCCTGCTTTCCTAACCTCATCCCTTAGTTTTTTTTCCAAATATTTTTCGCTGCTTTGTATCATGTTTAATTTTCTGTTAAAATTCGTAAAGGTTACAAGTTACAAGATTTCCTATAAAGATATATATATAATTAGGCGTATTATATTACATTAATATCACTATTATATCCCCTAATTTAATTTTTAAAGTTTAAGGCTATTTTTTTGTAACTTTGTAACTTTCTCCTTTATCGTTCTGGTTTTCTTACTTTTATGCGGTTACATTTTGCCCTTTTTTCTGTAACCTTTTTGTAACCTTTGTAACTTTGGGGTTACATTTCTTTTTTCGCTTTTTACCCTTTTTCGTGCTTTTTAGCGCTTTTTAGCGCTTATTTTTTAAAGTTTGTAACCTTTTTTAGCCTTTTGTAACCTTTTTTAGCCGTTTGTAACCTTAATAGCGGCTTCGAGAATGCGGTAAAAGCCTCTTTTCGTAACCCCTTTTACCTTAATTACCTTTTCCTCGAAGTCATCCCTCTTCCTCATAATCTCTCTTATCCTGCGGGAATTTTGCCCGTCTAGTCGGTCTTCTAGTCCTCCCAAAGCTTCTACCCAAATGTCCTCTACTGTTAGTTTGTCGCGTAGCACTTTGCCCTTACTCTGCAGCTCGTCCGGATGGGCAAAGAAACTGTATCTAGCTCTTACGTCTATATCCTTCCAATTAGTTGGCCAAAGAGTATCTGCGTAGCTGTTAATTGTGTTTTCCCAAGGGTCAGCTTCTCTGTGTTGTTCCTGTAGCTCTCTAGCTAGCTTCTCTATCTCATCTCCTAACCACAGCTCCTCCCCCTTCTTATAATAGTGTAATGCCTCTGACCACACTTGCCCTCTGAGCTCTTCAGTAAATCCAGAGAACACTTTCTCTTTAATGAATTCAGGTCTTACACTTATAGGTAGGAATCGTCTGTTACCTGTATTACCTCTAAGAAAATCCACATTATTAGTAGTTGCAAAGAATACACATTGCCTTGGAGCTTCAATAACATTCTTACCATAAGCTGGACGGAACCTGTCTGTCCTGGTAGTGATATAACTCTTTATCCTTTCAAGGTCTGCCTTGTACATACCCGCAAGTTCCGATATCTCCATAATCCAAACACCTATTACCTGCTCTTTGCCCTCTTTACCCGACGGGGACTCGAAGTTATCGGAAAACCACTCGCCGCCAAGCTTATTGAAAATGGTAGACTTTCCGGTGCCTTCTTTACCTACTAGAGTAAGCACGTAATCATACTTTATGCCTGGTTGAAACACTCTAGCGACGCAAGCAGTTAAAGCCATACGAAAAGCTTTACGCGTGTAGTCGTTATCCTCAACTCCTAAGAAGTGAGGCAGTATATCCTTTATCCTCTCCGTGCCATCCCACTCAGGTAAAGAGTTTAGGTATTCCTTCACTGGATGATATTGACACTTATCGAATATAATCATTAAAGCTGCTGTTATTAGCCCCTTGTTAGAGAAGCCGTATTCTCTATCCATGTAAAACCATATATTAGCCTCGTCTGAATCCCTCCATATAGAGAAGTCTCCTTTATTTCTCCAAGGTAGCTGTTTTACAACCTCAACAGCTAACCTCAAGCAGTTAAGTTTGAAAGCACCTTTTAGGTATTTATCGTTAAGCATGATCATCTCACAATTTTTAGCTGATACAATGATATTACCCTTTCTATCTACATCAAGCTCTGCCATCCAGTCGCTATTCTCCCCCTCTTCTATCTCGACCTCAGTATAACTACTGAAATCAGACTTAGCACTCTCAGACCTTTCTCTTGAGAGAGTTAACTTAACCTCTCCATCAGCAGTAGCGAAGTCCAGCATAGCTAAAGTACTTGGGAGTTTATTAATCGGAGTACCTTCCTTTGCTCCTTCATCCTTTAATATGAACTTATGAATGCGTACAAGGTCGAAAGCATTACACAGCTTACCGCTCGTTGGGTCAGTGCCATGGTGCGAGTAAGCGAACTTGTCATCATAAACGACCATACCCGCACTCGTAGAACCTTTAAGATAAGTGTATCTGTTAGGAATGTCGCAAGCCTCGTACTCATCGCTTAAGAACTTCTCTATAGCCACGTGAATGTCGTACGTGCGGCAGAACGCACCAACAACACCCTCTTTCTCGGTGGGGTCTTCTTGCTTCTTAATCTGTTGGCGTACTATCTTATCAACCTTTGAGGATACCTTCCAGGAAGAACTATCAGTCCAATCATGGTAAGACTCTAGTATCTCATCAGCGTCAATCCAAGAGCCGTCGCAGTAGTCGAAGAAATACGGAGCATCCTTAGAAGTGCTTTGCCAATACATAAGTCTTGCAGCTTCATAAGTAGTTTCGTCGAATAGCTCAATGCCGAACTGGTCCGCAACGTGTCGAGCGATAGGCTCATACTCCTGTCTACTAACAGGACGGCTGAGAGGTAATACAATTCTTAATCTCGGCTTCTCGGGAGTGTGTTTGTGGGTAGAATACGCACAGCAAGCATAGCCGTATAAGAGCTTCCAATCTTCCCAAGCTTGCATATTGCCAAAGTCCATATCTAAAGTTATAAGGCTACGATGTAACACCGTGTCAGTCTTACGCCTACCATTGTTGAGGTAGCCCCCAACATAGCCTCCAACATCTTTTTTGTTATCCTGGTACTCTTTCTTAGCGGATATGTATTCTTTGTATGTTTCGTCAGTATGGTAAGGGGTAGATACCTTCTTTACGAACTCTGACCATAGGATAGTCTTGTTCTTCCAAGTAACTTCCTTTCTACTTCGTCCTGTGGCAAGGTCAATCTCGCCGTCATTGGTTAGTTTAATTTCGTTCATATAATTAATTGGATAGTTCTTCTATTAGGTTATTTATAATGATAGCCGCCTTCTTGTAATCGTTGTGAGCGACAAAGAGAATAACATCGTAAGAGTCAGCGTGTAGGCTATTAGAATGGACATAATCCCTAATGTGATTGCCGAGAGATACACACTTAGTAGAGCTTATATTGACAGGTTTCTCAAATCCTCCGTAAATAATACCGAGCTCACAGAAATGTTTAGCCTTCTGAAGGTCTTGTAATCTCTTACCCTCTTTATCTCTTGATATATACTTAACTATTGAGCTTTGTATGAAATCAAGCTTCAATCTAGCTTCAATCTAGCTATAAGTTCTATAGGTTGGGTAGCCACGTTCTTATAATGGCTACCTCCTATTTGGGTGTTTAGTGCTGTTTCTTGCATAGTTATTTATTTATTTGATTTGATTCTTGTATGGCTCTTTGTTCTCTTATTTCTGATAGTTTACGCGTTTTAAGAGTATTAAATTGTTTTCTGTATTCAGTTTGTTTTATCTCTAATTCTCTTAGTTTTCTCTCTTTATCGTTAATAAGCTTAGTTCTTTGTATTTCAAATTTATCAATCATAATCTGAATATCAAGGTTATTTTTCCTTATTTTATTATTAACAACATCTTCCTTGTCAAATTCTTCTTTACTATGATGTAAATTTTTCTCATCAATAAATTGTATTCTCTTAGATTGCAACTCTTTCTCTGTTTTCAATCTTTTCTCTTTTAACTCTAACAATGAATCATTAAACTCATTAATAATACTATTGGTAGTATTTTTATAATTAAGAGCGAGTTCATAATTATATTCATTAATAACATCCTCTACTTCATATTGAGTAGATGAACTATTAATTCTTTCTGCTAATCCTTCCAATATATCTACTGATTGAGGATTGTTTTCTTTGTTTTGCTTTGTTGCTCTTTCAACTCTTGCAATGCTTCCTAATTTTTCCATTGTGTTTTATGTTTGTTTGTTTGTTTATTAATCCTTCTTATAATACTCGGCGATAAAAGCATCTCCTCTAAGAGGTAAGTCTTCACACCATTCAGGAGAAACCTTCATAATATCCAATACCTCTTCCATAGCTAGCTCGCTCTTGCTTGCCTCAACTTCGACTATAACTTCATCATGCACGTGCATTACGATGTTATATCCAGCCTTATTAATTCTTAGCATAGTGTCTGCCAAGCAATCTCTTGCAATAGCTTGAATAACATTCTCTGTTAATTTCCCTCCGTAAGTTTCAACTGTTTCCCATTTACGGGTAGTTTGATTTAGCCCCTCGTAAGTTATAGTATTTCTGCCTCTGTAAGTGCTAACAGCAGGGTTATAGTATTGAAGGCTACGACCGGAAGGCAGTATAATAGATAAGCTTTTATCTTTTTTTGAGTAGGTAGCAAATAGCACTTCATTATAGGCATGCATAATACCAGGGCTAAGAATAGCCTTAGTAACCATGGTTTCAATTCTATTCCAAAGCAGAACGATATTAGGGCTCTTAGCTCTCCACCTATATACTATATCTTCAAGTTCGCTTTCAGCTATTCCCATTTTATCAGCACCGAAAGCCTTAAGAGCCCCAACACCTCCCTGGTAACCTAAAGCTAATTCAGCAATCTTACCCTTTGCCCTGTAGTCTGAACCTTTAGTTACACTCTCGATAGCAATGCCAAACATAGCTGAAGCAGAGGCTTCATATATTTTGCCGTGTGAGCGGAATACATCTAATCTCCATTGCTCGCCAGCAAGCCAAGCAATCACCCTTGCCTCGATTGCAGAGAAGTCCGCAATAACAAAAGTCTTGCCCTCAGGAGCTATAATTGCTGTACGTATTAATTGAGATAAGATAAAAGGCAGAGGTTCTGAATAGCATAGCTCCATAAGTTCGCTATCCTCTAACTTAGTAATATCTCTCGCATTAGTTAAGTCGTTCAAATGATTTTGGGGAAGGTTCTGCACCTGGATGAGGCGACCGGCCCAGCGACCAGTACGTGTGCCATAGAATTGGGTTAGCCCTTTAACTCTATTATCGCTGCATACGCTCTTCTGCATAGCCTTGTACTTAGCAGTTGAGGTTTTCGCTAATTCTTGTCTAAGTGTAAGAACTCGCAATACTTTCTCATTATTTATCTCTCCTTTAAGTTCACTAACAATCGACTCAGTAAGCGAGGAGGCTTTAATTCCTTGAGTAGCTAGCCAATTTTTAAGAGCTGTAGGAGAGTTAGGGTTAGCAAGCCCTGTAAGCTCTCTAGCCTCTTGCATAAGAGTCTCAGTATTGCATTCATCAAGTAGTACAGCAGAGTTCACTAAATCCCTGTCAAGCATAACCCCCATGGCGTTAATCTTATAGTCCAGGGCAAATAATTCTCTCTCGCCTTGAGGTATAGAGTAATAAGATAATTTATTACTTATTGCCCTCTCTACCTCAACATCCTGCTTGCAGTATTCTTTGAACAGTCCCCATTTATCCGCATCAAATAAAGTTCTTTGGTTCTTCTTCTTGGGTTTACAGAACGCTTCAATTAAGCTCTTTCCCGCCTTCATCTTTTGTTGCTCAACACCTAATACCTCAGCACATTGAGAAAGTGATAGAGGAAGACCACACATTGCCGCCTTAACCATGTCACACTCCCACTGCATTACGTCAAGGTTTAAACCAAAGAACTTGTTAAGGCAAGTAATCTCGAATACCGCATTCCAAGAAGTCTTAAGATAATAAGGAGAGGTAAGCAAATTAATGATAAAATCATTAAAGTCAGAACCGCTACGTTCAAAATCTATTATCTTAATGGGCTCGTTGTTAACAGCAAAAGCTAAGAGCAATATCTTGAAGTCTTCTGAGTCCACATATCTATGGACCCCCGCTGTTGTCAAGTCAACCGAGCTGTATGTTTCTATATCTATGGTTAGTTTATTCATTTTCGGTTTGAGCTTTTAATTGTTTATTGATTTGGCGGTTGATAGCTCCTTTAATCTGAATTAATTCGGCTATCTCTTTTGGTAGCCTCGCATGAAGACTATTTTCATTTCTCAATTGCTCAGCTCTACTTATAAGATACAGGTTATCAATGTCGCAATTTTGTCTATTGCCGTCTTTGAATTGAACATTATATCCTTTAGGAATATCGCCATTATACTTTTGCCAAACAACTCTGTGAAGTAATTCGTAGTTTGAATTTAGTTTTGACTCACCTGTTTTGACGTATACATACCCGTCCTTAGATACTCTCTTGTGTCCTATGCTATTAATATTATGGGGCTTGTTACCCTTTTTAAACATTGTGGCTTTACATTTATTATACTTGTCTGCGGTCATTTTAACCCCTTTATTAACTGGGACTGCCCCTTTTCGGAATTTACCACAATTAGTGGAGTTCTTCCAAGCCTCACTTTTATACACGCCACGTTTAGCGGCAAAAGCCATAATAGTAGACTCTTTAATATTGTAAAGAACTGACAGCTCCTTATTGGAGCAATTTGGGAACTTATCTAACAACTCTTTTTGTTTTTCAGAGCTAAGCATTCTTGGGGTTATATAACTATTCATAAGAATGCTCTTTAGATTTTATGGATGCTAAACTCTCGTCAAGTTCAGCATCAGCATCTTTAATGCTTGAACCTACTTGTTTAACTTGCTCAAAATTCATACTATCCTTTACCTGCTTAGGCAAAGCATTAAGATACGACACCTCTGTTTTTGCGGTGTCAATAATAGTAGCAAGAAGATTGTTAGCAGCTTTAGCCACATCCAGCTCTATTTTACCTTCCCTTAAATCTTTAAGCAAGCTCATAGCGTTTGCCCTTACGTCCTTCAACGTAACATCTGGGGTTCTTTCTTTATATTCTGTACTCATGGTTAGTTTATTCATAATCTTATCGTTTATTGATTAATTTTCTTGGCTTGGTTATTTTTTTTATTTTGTTATCATTAAATAAATTATTGATGCTATTGTCAAGGCAATACAAATCATCGTTGTTGCCATTTCAAATTCGGTGTCTTTTTGTTTTTTAGTCTTCATAATATTAATTTTTGGTCTTTGGTTTCATAGGCTTTTTGATTACATCTTTACTTATTCCCCATTTTAGGAATTTTGATAAGAACAATTCCCGTTTTTTTTTTAGAACCCTCCCCCGAATTGAACGGAGCACTGGCAAACCTGCAAGGGTTAAGGACATAACTAACCAAAAATGTCCTCGTCTTCTACATATTGCATCACATCTAATTCAGCGAAGTCGCTCTCTGCAGTAGTTCTACCACCCAAAGGCTCTCCATCTGTAAGTTTCATCAGGTGGTTAAGACCGCAAGCTATGCCCTTATTACCGTTTACATTGAACGGATAGAAGGTAATAGAAGCAACCCCGAAACAGCCACTATAAACCTCATCCTGGTCAAGGATAGGGTTGCGGTTGATATCTACAACCCCTGGTCGAGTTTTACAACTCGCATTAACGAAGTAGCTATTTGCATAAGCCTCATCGTCGGGTCTCTCTGCATCCCCATCTCTAAGAGGGAGTTTTAGATTAACCGGCTTCTTACCTTGGAACTTACCTATTACTCCGTTACTAATAGCCGAGTTGATAGCGGCGTTGATTTTTTGGATAGTAATTTTATCCGTTTTAGGAATAATCAAAGAAGCAGAATATTTAGCCTCGTTTGACCCTTCTATTGCAGAAGGTTCCCATACATGTAGATAAGAGAAGCGAACTTTACCGGTTACTACTTTGGTCTCTTTCATTTGATTTTTTGTTGTTGTCATCGTTTTTTACGTTTTAAGTTATTGACTTTATTAATTAATTGACGTTATGTCCGTGTTTTCAAAATCGCTTGCTGCATTATCAGCTTGGCACCATTCAGAGCGTTTATCGCTCTCAACCACAAGCGTAGGTTTGCCAGCAGGTTTAATTATTAAATCCCCTACTATCTCATTGAAAGGCTTCTTGCCTAGGTCTTTCTCTAATGCGGTAATAGTTTTGATTTTCTTTTCGTAGATAAGAGCCTGGTCTATGCCAGCATTAATAAGAGTATCAGCCACCTTGTCCGGGTCTGAATAAGTTCTATTACTTCTACCTTCTACAAGCTTGAAGCCTTCCCATTTCTTGCCGTTAAGAGCTTCTGTAAATGCGTACTCTTCGATAGAAGCCAACCACTTCTTAATACTGTCAGACCTGGTAAGAATATTAGCTATTTCCTCGTCGCTTAATAGCTCAGCAGACAGCATTTCGGGCTCAGTGTATTCAAGATTATATTCCGCCAAAGCCTTACATAGATGTTTAGCTCGGCAAAATCTACAATGGTCGCCTGCTTTATAAGAACCCTTACCTTCGTAAGCTAATTTTGCTGCAGGAACTAGGACGTTAACCGCCCAAGTAAGAAGGTCTACAACTGAGATTTCGTAAGAACTGTAATTCTTAATTCTCGGTTGATAGATAGTCATAATGATACTCTTGATGTCGTACAACATCTCGAAAGAGTTGTAAGCTCCAAGAGCATAGAGCATCATTTGCGTATTTTCGTGCGCTGAAACCTCAACGCCTTGACCATACTTTAAGTCTATAATACGCATTACATCGTCAGCTACTATTACAGCGTCACCAGTTCCAAATCCCTCTTCTACCCACTTAGAGAAATCCAAGCGTTGTTCAAGTAATAGGGAAGCATCAGGAGTAATTGCTTTAGCCTCATTCAAGAGCTCTAAAACAAAGTCTCTGTAATCTTCGCAGTGTTGTTGCATGTCGGTATTATAAAGAGTGTTTTTCTTTATCTCTTTAATAGCTTTACTATCGTTGGAAATTAAAGCCTCACCGAGTGAATGGGCTAACGTGCCCTCTTCAGCGTATACACTAGTAGGGTTTTCAAATTGTTCCTCTAATCTAGCTGAAGGAGGGCAGTTAAGCCATTTATGGGAGCTCGAAGCCCCAAGTATTGCGTGTGCTGCCATAACTATAAAGCCAATATTGTATTACGAAATGCCTTTCTCTTATCCTCAGGTAAAGTGGCTATCTGCGTAACGTTAGCCACGCCGTAAGACTTAATAGTAGCACTAATAAGGTCTTTAATAGTTTCACTTTGTTTTGCTTTAGTTATTACTAAAGCTCTGAGGCTTTCGGCTGATAACTCATCGTTATCGCTTTCCTCTACTTCGGGAACGGGAACGGGAGCAGGTTCTGCTGCTTTCACTTCTTCAACAACAGCTTTTGCCTTAGTCTTAGGTGTGGCAACAGCTTTAGGCTTTTCTGACACTTGTTCTTCTACCTGGATGAAAGGAGCGTCAGGGTCTCCAGTAGCAAGGTCCTTAAGACCTTCTACTAACATACTCGCAAGTTGGATGAACTCAGGAGTAGGACTCAACTTGATGTTGAGGTTTAAATTTAATTGTCTCATTTTTGAACGTTTTTTGTTTTAATTTTTAATTTTTAATGCATGAATAGATTAATCCTGATTGAATAGTGCGGCTTATCACGTTAAGGTAAGCCTCGAGCTTGGAGTCTTCGTGCGTTAAGCCTATGCCTCCGAACTGCTCTACATAGTTGAACTCGTTGACTACTTCTCCTCTTACAATTAGCTTAAGGATGTCAGTAGCATCGTCGATGACGCATTTTACGTCTGGGCAATCGTCGAATTTGAACTCACGTAAGCCCTCATTGTGGTGGGTTATCATCTCCCACCTGTTTTCGTTTAAATCATTTTGTGCCATTTTATAATCGTTTATTCGTTTGTTGTGTCTTCTTTACCCCAAATGTGCTTTCTCTTAACCCCGTACTTAGTGAATATAGCAATTATACCCTCTAATTGAGCGACCTTGATAGTGTCGGAAAAAGCTCCCGATTTCCACAAGCCCCAAGAATTTCTATTATTAATTCCTATAGCCTCCATTAGTTCGCTCTTAACTTTAGCTTGAACCCTCTTGCCATAGGTATTTTGGATTTTTTGCCAGCCTCTGCTGAACTCATACTTTCTTTCCATATTTTAATCTATTTTAGGAGCCTCGAGTAAGGCTATAATTTCTGATTTCTTGTAAACTTTCTTGCCTCCCTTAGCGAAGCGGTAAGCCCTTATAACCCCTCTTTTCTCGTAATCGAAGATAGTAGTGTTGCTTAAAGAAAATTGTTCAGACAGTTGTTCTGTTGAGAGGTAAACCTCATCTATATTCGCCCTTAAGGTCTTATCTCTTATCTCTAAAAGGCTTTCAGCCCACCTCTTAAGGTCGTCATATCTAACCATAATCAGCTGACTTGAGGTGTTGCCCACTATGAAATCTTCTAATGTTGGTGTTTGTTTAGCCATTGTTTTTTCGTTTTATTCGTTATTTACTAATTAAAGAATCCCTCTTTTCTTGAGTGGATTTCATTTCTCTTTCGATTGCTATTAGTTCTTGGTATAAATGAGAGCTATTTTGCCCTCTCATATCCATTGCTGCTCTTGCCTTTTTTGTGCAATCGTATTTATTCGCTAATTCTACTAATCTTTGATTCAGTCTTTGAATTTGTTCCTGTGTGCTCATCGTTTTTTCGTTTTTTGTTTTTAAATTTTGCAAATCGTAACATTATCACTACATTTGCCGTTTAAAGTGTAATTTTGCCATTGGCTTAGATGTCAATATCAGAATTACACGGCAAAGATACAGAAATATAATCGGTAAATGCAAATGAATACCGAATTATTTTAAGTAGATGTTTATAATAATCTGAAAAACAGAAAGAAAAAAATAAATAAAATAACCAATAAATGTAAATGCACCGAAATATTATCGGTAAATACGGATAAAAATGAAAGAAAGATTAATCCTGTTTTTGAAGCATCTTGGAATAGGGCAACTGCGTTTTGAAAATAACGTAGGTTTATCGAGGGGCTTCGTTAATGCTGTCGGAGATGCCATACGAGAAAGTTCTCTTGGTAAAATAAGCTCGGTATACCCAGAGCTAAATATTAATTGGCTTAAAACCGGGGAGGGGCAAATGCTCAAATGTCAAGAACCTCAACCAACAAAAACCGAAACCGTGTATTACGCACCTCAACTGCCTGTGTCTGCTATGGCAGGGACTCTAACGGGTTTTACCGGCTCTATAAGAGAGTGGGATTTAGAAAATGTCGTTGTGCCTATTAAAGGTGTGGATTTAGTAATACCATTATCGGGGGATAGCATGAAGCCTGACTATCCGGAGGGGTGTTTGCTACTAACCAAGAGGATTAATGAGAAAGCGTTCATCGAGTGGGGGAAAGTGTTTGTGTTGGACACATGTAATGGAGTGGTGATTAAACAAATCTACCCAAGTGAAGAAGAGAACAAAGTTAAATGCGTGTCTATCAATACCATATACCCCCCTTTTGAGGTGAACAAAGAGGACATAATAGGTTGGTATATTGTGTTAATGATAATGGCAAGAAAATAATTGTATATTTGCAAAAAATTAAAACGAAAAATTAAAACGAAATGAAAAAATTAATATTAATAATAGGGTTATTAGCTGTATGCTTGGCAGGTTACTCACAAGGTAGGAATATAACTATTCATAATAAGAAAGTAAAAGAGCCTGTTATTATCTGTGGAGATACTCTCAAAGTAGGTGACGCTATAAAAGTATTGAAAGGAAAAGGCAACGGTGGAGAATTTCTTTGGGTACAACTGATTAATAATTTCGGAGAACCTATTAAATTGGCAAATAGTAGGAGCGCTTTAAGAAAAGATGTTATAAAATACTTCCGTTATGATGAGGACGCAGAGAGTTATGCAGTATTTACTGAATATTTTTGCATAAGGTACTGCTTGGCTAAAGAAGAGGAAGAAGTTAAATTACTCAAAGAAGAATGAAACCAACATTATCAGAAACCATATTGCAAATAACAGCAATGCTTATACTAGCTGCAGGAGTAGCAGCGACAGGAGTAATGATCTATCAGGCTTTCACGGCTACGGATATTGAAGGGTATAGACAAGAAGTAAGCCTTGCTTATATAGGTTTGTCCCTCATCCCAGCATTAAGCGGACTATTCTTATGGGCTTTGGCAAACGTAATATTAGAGATTTCAGATAGGTCGAAATAGCTAATCTAACATATTAACTAATTCTTTCTTTACATCCTCCTCAATAGCTCTATAACGTTTAAAAGCCTTCGAGCCTTCAACATGCCCGCTCATCGAAGCGATGAGGTCAGGGTCTTTAACCTTGTTGTATAAATTCCCGATAAAGGTCTTCCTTGCTGTGTGGGAAGATACAACTTGATACAATGGCTTTTGTTCGGGTAATCGAGTAACAGGGTTAAGAACTATAACAATCCTGTCTAATTTAGCAATAGTAAAAGCTTGCTTGATAGCCTTATTGTATTTCGTCGCTGAAATAAAAGGCAACAGCTTCTCTCCTGGGTAACCTCTATACTTATATAGTATATCTTGTGCAGTGTCGTTAAGTGGCACTCTGATAGTAATAGGAAGATTGTCTTTAGTCTTCCCTGCGATGTATTCAATCGCCCCGTTAATAACGCTATTCTTGGTTAAAGCCATTAAGTCGCTAACTCTACATCCGATTAAGCATTGGAACACAAATATATCTCTTTGGATTTCTAAAGCCTTATTAAAGGAAAAATCGTAATTATACAGCTTATTTCTCTCCTCTATGCTTATATAAATAGGAGTGCCGTATATTTCTTCCTTAATAGAGAACTCCTCGAAAGGGTTATCGGTGATGATTTTCTTAAGTTGGAGCCAATGTGTGAAAGCCCTTAGTATTCGCATTTGCCCTGATGCGTAATTTTGACTCCTAGGATTAAATACCCTCCCTTCATATAAATTGGGCAAGTTCTCCGCTATCTCCCCTTCGTCTAGTATATAAGTTTCAACCTCTAGTAGCAGGTCTGAATTGAGGGCTTTAGTAGTTAACTCGAAACGAGGGCGTGAAATTCTCTTATACGCCTGGTAACGACTTAATATATTCTTTAAAGCCTTATAGTGCCTGTACCTTCCAGGTGACACCTTAACCTCATCCATCCACTTATCCATAAGGTCAAAAAAGCTATCATTTTTCTTTGCTGAGTTCTTATCGGCATACCTAAGCCTATTAATCTCTTCGGATAGGTTCTCGCTTGACAGTTCAATATTTCTGTCAAGCATAGCAAGAATTGAGCTTCTTATCCAGGATTTCCAGTTTTCGATAGAATTAGTAATAGAAGTCCTATCCTCATAGCTCATCACCGCTTTAGCCTTGAGGTGCCCTCTCTTATTATCCCACAGATTGACATCTACAGATACATCAGTAGTAACATATAACCTCTTCCCCTCGATATTGAGGCGAAATTTAACTTTAGCCGTTTTCGATTTTTCAGAGTATAATCTGATAAAAGGTTTTAAATCCAT